ATTGATGTATATGTCCCGCTTGCAAATCTTTCCATAAATCGTATTGTTGTAAACTTGTAATTACATCGCTAACGCCAGGGGTACTGCCGCCGACAACTAAATCACTTAAAAGTGTACGTCCATATCCTAAATCAACATTACTAGTAGTAGGACCAACAATCGGCGACATCAGATTATGGATGCCGTTATAGTCTGATGCTAATATTGGTGTTCCGACTGCCATTTGTATTCCTTATAACATTTGTATTCTTGTAATTGTAGGAGATGAATTTTCAACATATGGACCTGTTGAACGATATTCAGAGATTACACTGCTCAACTCGCCTTCTACTCTTTCATCTGCTCCGCCAGAACCGTTTGCATCATCAGTAAATTCAATCTTAAACTGTATTTGTTTTGAACTATTTTCTTTAGCGTATATAATATAATCATTTTCGATGTACACTCCGCTACCTGTTTTAGTATACACTACTTGATATGTGCTTGTCAACTCATAATTACCAATAGTGCTGCCTGTTCCATTATTATTAGAACTTGTTGTATCAGCAAAATTAAATTTTATAGTTCCCATATTTGAAAGCATAGCAGCCCAATCTACTGATTTTTGATAATTCACTGTACCGCTGTTAGGAAGTCCTGTTAAACTACTTGTAAATCTTAATTCGCCACCTGCGTTAAAAAATCCTCTACGTGCATTACTATCAGCAAATGTAACTTGAAATTCGTGTATAACTTGCTGAGGTGTTGCTGTTCCGCCCCATAAATCTGTTCTTGTTGCTGTGTCTTTGATGGCCGGATCGGCTTGTGTAGCATCTACATTAAATTTCGCATTTTCACATATTGTGGTTAATGATTCATAAGTTTGATATGATTCTTCACCAATTGTATGCAAAAACGCACCTCCGCTTATGTATGCTCCCCAACTAGGATCGCCTATTGGAGATGTTAATGGGGTACCTGATGTTCGGTCATATGCATCATATAATTCAAATTCAGTTGCACTTAAAACTTTTGCATAGCCTGAGACACCATTAAGTTGTGTCATTCCTTGCACACCAATAATATAGTCTACCCATATTCCTTCAATAAGAAGATGTGCTTCGTTTGTTTGTATTGTTACAACATTAGAGTTACTTGTGTTAATGGATGCATTTGCGATACTAATTTGTGTGGTATTATCCTTAACTTGCTTAATTAATGATGTCGGTTCGGTACCAATTTGATGAGTTCTAATTTTTATAAGGTCTGCATATAATGCATTCATTTCAGTTGCTAATACCACATTTTCTTGAGGAACTTGAGATGAACTAACTGCTTGATTATATCCGCTAGTTCCAACGCCTACTCCTAAAAGATTACCAATTCTTGATTGTAAAAAATTGTACCTTGCAGCAGAAATTATTTGATTTACCATATACTTTCACCTTTTATATACTTATGTTTTCAAAACACACTCAACTAATTTCTCGTCTTCACTGTCATTAGATTCTAATGCTACTCCAACAAGTGCGGTTGTTTGTATAGTGCCGCAAACACCATCTTCCCAAGCATATACTGCCTGACCTTTTGCAATAGGACCTTTAACTCTTACAGGAAGTCTTCCTTTTAAACCAATGTATTGACCGTCTGCATCACTGTTCATCATTACAGCTGGATCTGTAGATACTACACCAATACACATATCACTTGCTTTTGCTGGTTCTACTTCGTGATCTGGATGTCCGCATACTGCAACTGCTGTACCTGCTGGCAATTCTTCAGCAGTGGTATATTTCTCTGCAAGGTCAGCATATCTAGCACGAGTAGCAGTACCAGTAAAAATATTTGCAACTAAGTTACCGTTTGCATCTCTGACTGCTACTGTATTAGCATCTGCGTTTATAGAGCCAGTTCTATCAACACCATCTACAACTAATGCACTGGCTTTTGTAGCTGTGCCATTAAATGTAGTTGCGTGTACTGTATTCCAACGTGCGCTAGATGTTCCAATTGTATAAGCATTGTCAATACCTGGGATTAGTGCAATATCTGTTCCATTTGTAAATCTAGCAATTTCTAGTAAGCCAGTACCTGATGTGTATGTTTGAAATTTTATTTCATCGCCAATTAAATTAGATAATGTTGCTTCATTGCCGTTAGTTACGTGTACTTGGAAGTCTAAACTATCTCCAATTTTTATACCTGCATCGTCTTGAAAATTAACGGCTGTGCCTGCGCCTGCAGATCTAATAAATTCACTAGAATCTAAACCATCAAATTTGAGAGCATTACTTGCTGATCCCCAAAAGTAAGGCAAAACTGTGTCATCGTCTACACCTGTAATACCTGTACTAGGTGTTCTAATTAATGTAATACCTTTTTTTACTACCGGAAAATGTCCCGGAATATCATAATCATCTAATGATGCTGGTTGATTGCTACTAGGTGTAAATGCTGCATCACTAATCATATAAACTGGATTGTTATCGATTAATGCAATTATAACTGGCACAGTTACATCTGATGGCGCTGATGCAACATTTGTACTTAATAATTGTGTTGTTCCTGATCCTGCTGCTTGAGGTCCTACTAAAATAAATTCATTTGCACTTGTTCTTGCAAATAATTGATTTGTATTACTATTATACCATAGGTCCCCTTCAACAAGGCCTGCTGGTTGTGAAGAACTTACTTCTGCTCCACCTGCTGTTTTCCAAGTTGTTCCTGTGTAATATTTTAGTTTGTTTGTTGAACTGTCAAACCAAACTTGTCCGCTAAGTGCTTTGCTTGGACTGGTCGAACCTGCAAAACTTTCTAGTAAAAATAAAAAGTTTTCGTTTTGCGCCTCTCCATAACCACTATAGTTTTTACCAATTAATTTTAAGTCAGTTGTATTATCAACTGTGCCGTCTTCAAGCGATAGTAATTGCTCTCCGCTAAATCTGTTAATTATGTATGCCATCTTTGTTCCTCATATAGTATATTTATTTGTTTTATGGATACGCTACTGTTGATACGTGTTCCCAAGTTCCGGCAACTACTTTAAATTTAATAGTATACCTTGTGACAGTAAATGTTGGCGCTATCGGTACAGGACTAATGTTGAAGTCTTGTAATACACTAACGTTTTGTGTACCGCCGCTATCCACAGCCGTAAAACTTTTATTTAATTCTGCATTCACATCCGCAGTATCAGTTCCTGATGGTGCTATACTACTACCGTGTATTGCAGCTTGCGTACCATTAGGTATTGTTGAAGGATCAACTAATGAAGTTAAAATTAATAATACATCATTGTTTACACCTGCGCCATTGTTAATTGCTATTGTTAGTCCAGTAAGATCAAGACCAAAAACAAGTGTTTTAGCACCAATTTCAGTTTCAACATATTGTTTTGTTGCTACCGCATCAGCGTCTGATTCTGTAAGTGCCGGGTTTTCTGCAACAGCTCTCGGACTTATTGGAGTTTTTACACCTTTTATTTCAACTGGTGTGCCTACCACTTCAATTGGTCCGTTGGATGCTAATTCAATACTTGCTGCTGTGTTTGTAATTCTGTTTGAATCAATACCAATATTATCAACTGTGATACTTCCTAATGTACCAATGTTAACAAGTCCGGGTGCATCTGTGACAGTTGCAGCAAGTGCAGTTCTAGTTAATAATGGTGTACCGTCCATCATATAAGCACCATTTATATCTGCAATATCGATATTATCTTCAGTTGTCCAGGCTAGTGTGCCAATTCTATATGTCCACTTTATACTGCCACCTGTAGTTTCGATTAACAACCCTGCATCATCAATAAATTCGCTAGAACTATCTAACAGTGTACTATCCTCTGGAATAGCAAGTTGAATATTTTTATCTGCTATTCTTAAGGATTTAACATCTTCTGTTGTTTGTGTGCCAACACGTAGTTCGCCAGCAACACGCAAATCTCCATTTACTATTAGATTGTGTTGATCTCCGTTAGTACCAATTACAACACCTTGTGTAATTGCAGCTACTGGATCGCCTTCACTGTCTATTCTTGATATTGTTGGATCAGGAGCATTGTTAAATATTCCTAATCTATTATTTGTAGCATCAAATTTTAATGCTGAATAGTATGTGCTTGCTACTTTAGAAAGCTTTACTTCTAAATCGCCGCCGTTTCGTAAATTTATAATTTCTGAACCAGTGCCTGCTGCTTTAATTTGTATATTTTGTCCTGATGAAACAGTACCTACTTTTAATCCCTCAACATTGTTTATAAGTAACGGGCCTACCATTGTATCGCCATTAGTATCGGTAGCACTTACAAAACTATCAACCGTAAAAGAAGTACCAAATTCGTCAGTAATTGCAAGAGCTTTATCAGCAACACCATCAAATATAAATGAGCTATACGAGTTGTTAATATTTAATCCCATTCTTAAATTAGGAAAACCTGCAAGTTCGAGCCCTGGGGTAAATGATTCTCTTGCTAATACTGCTAATGGTGTTCCTGCTACGTAAAAAAGTACAATTGTTTTATCTAAACTAAATGAGTCTTTTATAGTATCAACTTTTATTCCACTCAATCCCTGTGTCTTTGTATATTGAGGGCCTATTAATATCCAGTCGGTTCCGTCCCAAAAATAGACTTGATTATTTGCACTGTTTATCCAAATATCGCCTACAACTTTTTCCAACGGTGCAGTGCCGCTTACAACGCTGCTATCCGTGCTTCTAAATGTAGATCCATCGTATACTTTTAATCTATCAGTAACAGTGTCAAACCAAACTTGTCCTTTTATAGGCTTTGCAGGTGCAGAAACATTTGCAAAACTTTCTAATAATTTAATAAAGTTTTCGTTTATTAATTCACCAAATCCTTGATAATTTTTACCTATAAAAGTTAAATCAGTCGTTGTATTATCAATTTTACCATCAATTAATTCTGTTAATAATGTACCGTCGGTTTTGTTTAATCTATAGCTCATATAATCTGCCCCGTATATATAATATAATTCATTGCTACAAATGGATCAGTTGTGTTTAACGGAGTATTAGTTGCACCTGGTATACTACCTGTAGTTGATATTTTAGTACCGTTTGCACCATCAGCTGCACCGCCGCCTGCGCTTGTATTCGAACCTGTCTGTGATGCAATAGTTGTAGTTGCATAAAATTGATCGCCTGTGTCACTGTCTAGTGAGTGAGTGTGATCTGGTAAGTTAGATTCTGCAATAGTTGAAGTAGGATTACCACTTACACCACCTATTGTGCCTGTACCTGAAGTAATTCTATTATTATTATTTGATGGACTTCCGAGTAAACCTACAGGATGTCTACCTGCTAAATCAGGAACTCTAAATGTTCCTCCGCCTGCATCGCCATATGTTGTGCCAATAACATCAAATAATAAATTATATGTAGTTGTAATATACGAATCACCATTACATATTAACCATCCCGAAGGAGCAGTTGTTCCAGCATATGGTGTAACTGTGCCAATTGGAATTGTTTGTATGCTTCCAATAATATCACTTTGTGTTGTTTTATATAAATTACTTCCTCTAGCAACTAAAAATTCGTCTGATCCAACAATAGCACTAGGTAAAGCGCCTTTGTTTGTTACAAATGTAGGATCAATAACACTGTTTGCTAGTGTTTTTGTTAATCCGCCAGTTTGTCCATCAAACGAAAAGCTATCTGCCGAAACTTCACCTTCAAGTCTAAATGTTGTTGCACTATTTAATTTTCCTGCACTAGTTGCAGATCCAGTTAGCGTTCCTGTTATACTTAAACTACTACCTGCTTTAGGCTGAATAGATGTTGTATTAAGTCTATTGGCGTAAAGATTGTCGTAATAAAGTGCCGAAGTACCTAAATTATGTGTATTATTGTTTTCTGGAATAATGTTTTCTGCTGTAATATTACTTGCTACTGTGAGTGTACCGCCGACGTGTGCATCTAATGCTACGCCAATACCACCGGGTGTTGTAATCGATCCTGTAATACTACTAGTTGAATTTGTTGTATCAGCAGTTTTAATTGTTCCACTTACTAATAAGTTTCCAGTAACATCTAATGCTTCAGTAGGACTCGCATTGTTAATACCAACTGTGTTTACACTTTCGGTTGGCTTCACTCTGATAGCAGGTGTTTGTGTAACAGTTGATCTAATATCAAGTGTACCTGTTCCAAAATGTTCTAATACGCTATCTGAATCCTCTACAAAAACACTTAATGTTTTTGTTTGACCAAATTCTATACCTCTGTTATCGCTTACTCTAATAGGAGCATTGATAGTTTGTTTTCCTGCTTCTGCATCGTTCCTTACAAAACTTGTTCCAGACACTGGCAAGTTGTTTATAACAAGATTATTAGCTTGTTCGGCTGTACCATTTAGAACACTTGTTAAAGATCTATTTAAATTAATACCAATTTTCAGTGGATAAGATGAAGTGTAGCCAGCAATGTTACTTTTTGGTGCAAATTCTTCATCGCTTATTAATGCAACAATCACATTTTCACTATAAATTGCTGTAACTTGTTTTGCAGGAGTGTCGTCGGCTCTATCAATTGAGATCGATAAAGCGCCGGTTATAGCTGCACTACTGTAACTTGGTCCTACTAACACATACCCGCTACCTGTGTAGATATACATTTGACTATTTTCAGTATCTACCCAAATATCGCCCACTGTACTATTATCAACGGCAGGTTGTACTGCTGATTTTTTAACGCCGCCTGCAGCAACCCATTGGGTGCCGTCATAAATTTTTAATTGGTCTATACCGGCAGTTGTATCATACCATAACTGTCCTTCAACAGGATTACCTGGAGGATTTGGATTAGCAAAATTTTCTAACATATTTAAGAAGTTTGTATTAACACTACTTCCATAGTCAGTTAAATTTCTTCCTATAAGTTGTAAACTTGTATCAGTATTAATACTACTATCTTCTACAGTGATGGTACCTTTGTTTGCCTCATCTGTAAATGGAATTTCATATGCCATTAGCTATTACCTCCGCTAAGGCTCTGAACTCTTACAGTATAGTCTATTTGGATAAGTCTGTTTAATGATTTTTGCACAGGATGAAAAATTACGTGTGTAATAAGTCTACCCGTTCCACTTGAACTATATCCTCTTAAACCTAGTTCGTCAAATACAAATTGTTGTTCTGTATCTGCTGCTGTGTCAAATGCATCTTGTCCATCTGGTTCGCCGTAATCAAGTAGAGCACTCACGACTACATCTGTATAATTTGTTCCGCTTACGTGTCTGGTTTCGATTTTATTTCTTGTAGGATCAGTATTATTTACATTGTTGCTATCTATAACTTTGGTGTAGGTTTGATTATATAAGCTTGCGTTTGTACCAGTGCTGTTAGGAGTAAGATATGTTATGATTCCAGTTGGATCGACTATTGTTCCTCCATTACCAAAACTCATTTCACTAATAAAACCTTGTCCAATATTGCCTAAACTTTCAGCAAGACTGATACTCATATTTTCATAATGAATTGCATTGCGTTTGTCTACAAACACAAAACCTGATTCAGGGTTATATATTTTAATATGACCCTCTATGTGTACACCGTTATGTTCTTTTTCTATCATAATACTATCCTTATTGTATTTATCGGGCGAGCTTATATGTGCTATCTGTTAGGAATCTGCTTATAGTGTTCTTACTGCTTGCAAGACTTATTCCGTCATCATTCCAAATTTTACCAGTTTTTCTAATTATTCTAATTTCAGTATCAGCAAGAGGTGCAGTAACTAATGTTAAAATATTATTTTCAACAGTAAATTCTGCTGGAACTACTACATCTCCTCCTGGACTATCTTGATCTAATGCTTCGTTGTACTGATAATAATTAGTATCAGCAGTAGAATTATTTGGATCAATTGGTGTAGCTTTTCTTAATCTTGTACCAGCTACAAAAACATCAAATTCATTAACACTTGTTGGTGTCCAATTTAAATTAAATGTTTTTGCTGCACCATCACCTGTAAATAGTTGTGTATATGTAGTATCTTGGTAAGGAATAGTCTCGCTTACACCTTGATGGAAAACTCTGCTATTAGCTGAATGCACATCTTTTACACCAGTTCCTAGTGTTCCTCTTCTTAATTGTCTTAATACATTTCCTTGTTTTACAAAATATTCAATTCTTTCACCGTTTATAAAAATTATACCAGGAATTGCAAGCTCTTTATTAGGTTCATCTAAACCATCTGAACTTTTTAAGTTAATACTTAGATCATACCAATTTAAATCAACTGCTAAATCATATTCCATTCCGCTGTTAATTCTCTTATAATGATATCTATTGAGAACGTCTTTGAATATTCTATATGCAAATTTCTGCTTACTTACATCAGCAGTAAAATATAATATTTCAATTCTATCATTTTTTATTGGGCGCTCACTTAAAATAATTGATTGTCTATTATCAGATAATGTATAATCTGCTTGCGAAGTTAAAAACTTGCCATTTAGAAATACCCAAGCATATTCAGGACCGGGTATTTTCTTGTCTAGTTTTATTTCACCTCTGCTAAGTAAGTTTCTTGTAAGATAATTAGCAGATCCTTCTGCTGCATTTGTATCCTCATATGAAACACGTAAACTTAGTCTTTCAAATTCATTTGTATCGTGATTTGAAAATACATAAATTTTTACATCTTGTGTAGGAATATCTTTTAAACTTAATCTTTCACTATCTACAACTCTGATACTATCAATTTTAAAATCAGTGCTATCGTCAAAGTATAACGACGGCGTATCGTCTTTAGCAGCAAGTGCTATTAGATCCCTAACATATCCTTGTAACTTAATTGTAACTTCTTGTCCAGTCTTTGTATATTCCTGTACAGTACCAATTACATTAGTGCTATCATTGAGTGTAAAATTAATTTGATCTAATGGAGCGTAATCAACTAACGTGCCTGCATTGCTTAATTTAATTACTGTATCTACAAAAAAGTATTCTGCATTGTCTATTAAATATACTCTAAGTATATCTCCAGATTTTCCAATTTCTCTGGTTGTAAATTCTATTCTGCCGTTTGTAGTACTGTATATATAATTTATAGGATCAACTAATTGATCATTTATATAAACTAAAATATCTAATTGAGAAATTTTAGTTTGATCTAATAATTGCCAATTGTCTATTTCATATGCTCTATCAACTGTCATAGTGTGCTTTTTGACATATCCAGCATCTAAAAATTTATCGCCTACTTTAACTAGGATATTATGACTAATTGGTTTTTTGTTAAACGGCAGTGGTACTGCACCATTTGATCCAAAAGTGTGTGATCTTTGTGTAGATACAGTTCTATCAAACGTATCATCTATTGCAAGTTGACTGTATTGCTTTCCTGTACCTTTATAAAGAGTATATGTTATAATGCTATTAGCCGGTGGCACTTCACCAAATACAAGCATAACCTTATTTGCATTATCGCCATATTCAGGTCCTGATGCATCTAATCCAAAAGATGTACTTATGACTCCGTTAACACTTACTACTGCCGTTACGTTTTGTTCAAACTTATAAAACGTTACAAAGTTAGCAGTGTTACCGTCACCAGTAAACGTATCACTTTCTATTATGTTAGACCCATTTGTACCAATTGTCAAGAAAGAAAGATGCTTTCCAACTGGTAATAAACTACTATCCGAAATCCTAAGTAGTTTTTCTGAATAATCTATTTCATACTGTGCAGGATCTAAAACAACATTATCTAATTTTACAATTACACTATCTTGTGTAGCTGGTAAATTTTCTAAATAGTATTCAGCACTGCCGCCATCTGTTCTAAAATTTTGTACAGTAATTACGCCTTGTCCGTCATTTACACGCTCGTAAACTTGTAGATCTAGTGTATCTAAAATTTGTCCAGGTACTTGTTCTTCGGTACCTTTACTTGTTGTTGGACTTACAAAATCATCACCGTCAATTACAATATTGCCTGCGTCAATGCCTGTTGCTGTACTAAACTGTCCTGCAACATTTGTTAAATCGCCGCCATTTATTTGTGTATCAAAGATTACGCCACTTGGTGTAACTGCACCATCGCTTGTTTCTTTTCTAACAATTATCGTATCGCCGTCTCTAGTTACTAGTTGATCTTCATCTAGTATAAATGTGCTTGTTATTCCGTCACCTGTAATAGTCAACATTATTGAATCTTCTGGTGCTTCTGATGTTCCGTAAGCTTCACTATCAATTCTTACAGGATTATCATTAATACCTGCTGTTGCAGCCTTATAATATACATTATATTTTACACCTGCTTCAAATGGCACACTAACAGTTATTGATCCTGTACTACCATCAAGCACAAATACTTCATCTTCTAGGTTCCCACTAAATCTATCAAATGGTGTAGAACCAAATAAATCTCCGTTGTTAAAACCTTGTGATGCTCCAAAGCTTGCTGTATCAATTTGCACACCGCCATAGTCTACGCCATCCATAAGTTGAGATAATTCTTTACCAAACTGACCAGTTGTTGGATTATAGTAAAAATTAATTCTATCTGATGCACTTAGATAATTCACATCTTTGTCGTATTCAATTACGATAGTTTTGTTATTTGATGGTGCATTTGCAAAACTCACTACACCATAATATCTTGGATAGGTTACAGTTTTATCTAGTATATTACTAATACTGTAATCTGTTGCTAGTTGTTCAACTCCGTCTACTGTGACTGTAATCTTAGAAGGCCTAACATCAATTGGCCATTTTAAGATAAAATCAATTTGTGATCCTGTACCTGTAAATGTTTGCGTAACATCCAAATCAGTAACAAAATAACTTCCTGTAATCCTATCAAACTTTATTAACATATGTGTTGATCTAACCGGAGAATTGCCAATGATAGCAGTTGCTCTAGCTGGCTTGGCTGTACTATAATCTTCTTGATCACCTTCAAATGTTAAAGTAGGAGCTGTAATATATTTTAAGTTTGCAAAATCAATTACAATACCTGTAACTTTGCCTTCGTTGATAGTGGTAGAACCAATTACTGTTGGGCCGCCGCCACCGCTCATAACTAATCTAGGTGCATTTGTCCAGCCAGTTCCGCCATCTGTCAATACAACTTCTTTTACTTCAAATCCTACATTGTCAAACCAATTTTTTTGAGGATAAGTTGTTACAAACTCACTGTAATTTCTAATTTGACTATCTAAGACTTGTGCAGTTTCTGATACAATTTTTTCAGCATTTAAATCATATCGTGGAGGTAAATCAAAATCAGTTACGTTTGTTTGTGTAGGATCAATATTTTCATAAGCACTAACAAATTCTCTAATTTTTGTGCTATAAGGTTTTACTTCATTTACATAGTCGTTGTAGCTTTCTAAACTATCACTCTTGTATGTTGTTTTTTGATCTAATCCACCTACGTTATGTTTTGCTTTTATAAATGCAGTTTTGAATATCCAATCTATGGTCGGTTGTTCAGCAAGTGCATATCTCACACTACTAAAGAAAAGTTTATTCCACTCTACTTTCAATTCGTCTACAAATATAGTTTGATTAATTGTGTTTAAAATTATTCTTACTTCTTCGCCTGCATCTCTGTCATACAATGCGCTATCGTAAACTGCTTTGTCGAATCCAAAACGTTCGTTGTTAAATAACAATCTACTAAATTCTATAGTTCCGTTTTGTCTTCCTATTGTTTCATAGTTTACAGTATAATCTACTTCTAATTGATTATCTATTTTTTTCAATAATAACCAACCACCAGAGCCAATAGTTTCTATTTTTATAATATCGCCTAAATTGTCTTTTAGCCCACCGAGAGCATAACTTCCTGGTACTAAGTAATCAATATTTGTTTCTTTACTGTAGCCTTCTGCATACCAATCTATGTATTTCCAATAAAGGCTGGCATCATAACTTTGATTATTAATACGTATCCATTCTTTTTCGGTTGAATTCCAGATATAAGTTGCCCAAAAACCTAACAATGTAGTATCAGTTGTAATTAATGCAGTAAATGGCCTTACAGTAACAGTCGTAGTTGTTGAATTATAATTTTTACCTTCATTTATAATATTTGCTTCTATAACTTGACCAAGATTATTAATAACAGTTTCAATTTCAGCTCCTATGCCAGAACCTGTAATTGTAACTTTTGGACCTCTACGTTTAGTATCAGTTGCACTGTTAAATGCAGGATCAATATAGCCTCTACCTGCATTTGTAATAGTGACTTTTGTCAATCTGCCATCTACAATATCAACACTTAATTGTGCTTGGTCTAATTTAGATGTACCGATAAAACGTAACAATGTTTCATTCTCTACAACAGTATCGTATTCTCTTGAGACATTAGTAGGTTGTGGATCTTTAGAAGATAGTCCACTTATATCAAATTCATCTACAATTAATTTTTTTGATAAAACAAGATTTATTCTTTCGATAACTTGCTTTAATGCTTCTGTACGGTTTACAAACATTGTTTGTAAAGGATCATCCAAAATTCCATATCTTCTAGCCGGACTTAAAGTTGTTACAGGTAACAATGTTCTTTGTTTATCGTATCCTACTAAACTATCTATCCATTTACTTACAACTCTATCATTGGGCTGACTTGTAGCAAGACCTTCTGTAAGAAGGTTGTATTCTCTATGTATATTATTAATTTTTACTTCTTCAGTATTATAATATTCAAAATGCAAAACAGTGTCAGTGTCTTTTACTAAATTTGTACAATTGTATATTGCAAAATTATTTCTTCCAAACATACCTAAGAATCTATATCCGTTAGCAGCAGGATCCTCAATTAACGATGCAACAGCATTAGCAGTAATAGTTCTGTTTGTAATTGTTGGTAAAACTTTTGAGTTTTTTACCCAATAGTAATATTTTGCCGAAAACAAACCAGTAATTGGATCGTAAACATTTTTTCTTACATATCGTTGATTGCCGTATCTAGATACACCACTTACACCATCTGCTAAACCTTCTGTGGTATCTGCAATAGCGTCCCATTCGTCTGGTAATAATGTTGAAGATACCCATTCATAGATATCAATACTGTAACCAGGTATAATTTTGTTCCAAACATTAGAACTATAATCAGCATTTTTTTGGTATGGATTATACCATTTGACTGCATTCAAATCCCACAGCAACTCGCCAACACGTTCTTCGCCCCAAGGATTAACTACTCCGGTATTTGTATTACCAATATTATACACTGCTGGATCATAATAAAGTTTATAATTTATTTCTCTTTCAGCAGCATTAGCAATTTTACCTTGGATAGGATCTATCAAATCTATATATGTAATTAAATCACTTGTTACACTATCGTATAAAAAGGCTCCACGCATTTTATCATAATTAATAAAATCTGTTGCTTCGCCAAGCGTGTTCCAGTTTGTAATATCTTTGTCGTGACGTAAATCAAAAATTAAACCAAATTTACTATCACCTGTGTCTAATCCTTCAAATCCTAGATACAAGTGATTATTTTGATATAATATTTCTACATCATCGGCAGTTGACAAGTCTCTTTGTAATGTCAGGCCGTTGTCTATATAATATGATTCGTAATCAATAACTTCACTTACAGTGTAAATTTCATTCAAAAGTTCGTAAGTATATGCTTGCGGTCTTCTACTTGAAAAATCATATAACTTTGTACTATTATTATCAAAGGAAGTAGCATTTGAATCAAATTGTGTACCACCAATATTTAAACCATTAATACCAATTACACATAATTTATTATTACTAAATTCAACCTTATATCCGAATCTTTCATTTTTACTAGAAGCAGGAGCTTGTAACGTCTGTGTGTTTTCAAAAGCAAGCGAAGATGAATTATATTTGTAAATATAGACAAGTCCTTTATCTATACCGGTATCGGTATTTGTTTCTATATCTGCTGAATTAGCACCTACTGCTATATAATTTCCATCGTCACTTAATGCTACACTTGTTCCCCATAAGATATCTGTATTTGGCGTAGTGATAGCTTCATAAAAAGCATAGCGTCCTTCTTGTAATCTATATACATTTACTTGAAATTCATCTGTACTAGTATTAAAAGCAGTAAATGTTAAAACTTCACCGTTTGTGCTTACATCAATATTTTTTCCTGCTTGATTCGTATTGTTAAATGCAGTGCTGTCATTATCGCCTTGAATTGTTGAACTGTAAGGCAAATAACCAAATCTGTCTACATTATTATCAACACTTTCCCATAACGCAATATCTGTTGGGCCGTTACCGCCTTTTGGAATATCGACTTTTGCTTTATACAGTTGTCCATTTTCTTGAACAATAGCACCAGTTACATATGAATGGAAGTTATCCCAGTCTCCTCTAAATGTAACATCTATTGTTCCTCTCATTTCCATTATAGAATAAGTTGTGTCGTAAAGATAAACTCTACCGTTATTGCCTTCACTGCGTACATAAAGTTTATATGTTTCATCTGTAGTAAATGCAGTTTCCAAGCCAATACCAAATTTTTCATCGCCAGTAGGTTCATTTGAAACAAATTGTTCTAACAAGTAATATGAGTTATCTAGATTTTTCTTATATACATAAACAATACCTTGGTTGGTTAATCCACTTGCATATCCTTCATCGTCTGCAGGAATTTTGTAGACTTGTTCCCAATCTCTACTGTTTGTATTAATGCTACTACTATCATCATCTGTAGCCCTTTTTGCTCTCCATAACGTGCCTCTATCGCTTACAATATCATCTTTTAAAATGTTGAATGATGATTCAGCTTCGCCCCTGTATCGTGTTTTAACATTACTTGCAAGAGGCGCTGCTACGAACATAAACTGACCATCTCCGGAAAATTTAATTTTTTGGCCAAATGCACTTGCACTATTATGTAAATTTGTAGGTACAATTATTTCTTGTATAAAGTTTAACGTTTGTGTTTCGCTTGACCTAGTATAAACATAAACCTTGCCATCTATTGGCCTACCGACTGCAAATATACTATTAAAGTCGTTTACAGCAAAACTAGATCCGTATCCGCCGTCTCCGTTTTCTATGTTAAACAATTCTTGTTTTCCTGAGAAAATTTTGTTGTTTTTAAATACACCAAATTTGTCATTTGCAACATTATCTATCCAGATAGTATTGTTTTCATTTAATCCAAATTTATTAATATCTGCATTTACATTACTAGGAGTATCGTAACGTTTTGAAAGTAATTTAGTAATAATACCAGTAGTACTATCATTCAAGTCTAAAAATTCTTCATTAAAAGTAATATCAGCTACTACACTGACAACAGTACCAGAAATATTGTTTATTTTATAAAATCCGTCGATATTATCGTCAATAAATTGTACACCAAATATTTCACCTATAGCTAAATCAGGAATACTATCAAATTTTAAATCAAATCCTGTAGTTGTTTTAGTATATGTTTCAACTCTGTTCGAAATAAGAGTGTGTTGATATATGTTCCAGCTATTTTTTTCTGACGTTACCCAAATTATATTATCTATCGGGACATTGGCTATATCTAATTCCAAAATATCATTTGGTGTTTTAGCAAGAAAGTCTATTTGATCTAAACTAACATAGCCAGCAGTTTTAGAATATTCATCTGTGCTATATTTGTAAGGAAATGGATTTTTGGTATAGTTTTGCGGTTTTATATAAACTTTTGATTCAGGAATTTCATAAACTAAGTCTGTTCTGTTTGTGTCCACAGCATCAACAAGTTCAATTAATTGAGGTTCAATTCTAAATTTTGTTTCGTCTAGTTTATATTCAAGTTCATCAAATGTATCAGTTGCGCCGTATTGAGCATTTCTTATTGCCCATTCTTCATAAAACTCTAAACTTTCTTGATCTGTACTTCCTAATTTATCAAAGAATTTAGTTAAACTATTCAGTGTTCCTTTTTCTTGGATAAATCCTTGATAAAATTTATATTGGCTAATATCATCTTCAATTATATTATCAAGATATTCTCTTTTCTGATAACCAATCAAATGCTGCGCAAGGCGTTGCTGTTCAGTATCAAAATTATCTGTATCTAAATCATAAAAATCTGCAAACTGATTTACTTTGTAATCAAAGTTTGCTTTGAGACCGCTTTCTGGTCTATCGTCTAATCTATTCCATAAACTGCTGTCAAATACAGAATCTCCACTTATAAATATATTGGCTGAATAATAAAATTCTTTATATTTTACTAAATCGCCAAGTGCATAATCCTGCCACTGTTCCCATTCTGTAATATTTGCTTGATCGTAAATAAATCCTGGAATATTTAAATTACCATTCCAATTATCTGTTCTATAACCTACAACTTTTATACGTTCTTGTCTATACCCACTTGATGGATTATATATTGTATCATTGAACACTGTTTTATTATCTATAATTACCGAATGATCTTTTTGTATCAAACCTAACTTGCAAAAGTAAATTGCATTGTCAGCAGTGTTTGGCAAAATAGTAACACTATTACCGGTATCTCTACTAATATTAACACTATAATCTTTGACCGCAGTTCCGTCTAAATTAAGTATTTTATAACCAAATATATTTTCCTTAACATTATCTATAACAAAATAATCTTTTCCAAAAGTCAAACTATTTGCACACGGACTTAGTGTAATTATTGTTCCTACACTCCAGTTTTGTGTTGTATAGAATAGAAACTCTTTTATGCTTAATGTCCAGTCTTCAACGGCTTCAGTTTCACGGTTAAAAAAGTCAAAAACAAATCCTTGCTTTTTTAAGTAATCTTCATAACCCTGTATAAAATCTACAACTTCTTGTGCAGTTGCTAATACTGCACCGTAATTAATTGTATTAGTATCGTTGCCAAAGTTTTTTCTAAGAGTTGCAGTTGCTCCTCCGATAATAGGCAAATTACGTAACGGACTATAGAAACTTGGATCAAATTGATCAGTTGTTGTATGGTTTACATTTACTCTATAATATGTATTTTCATATCTTACAATTTTACCTGCAATATATTGTTTATCTTCTGTCCAATATAAAAAGCTTTCACTTATGCCCCCTACATTAATCGCAATATCATTACTAGATAAAATCGGAGTGCTATAAGTAAATACAGGATTTTCTTTGTCATATCCAGATATTTTGAATCCGTTTGTTCGTTTTTCGATAATAACACCGCTATATGTTACAGTTGTAAGTGGAGAACTTTGTACCAAATCTATCTTATAATTTTCAAATGGAACAAAAACATTTCCTTTATTAGAAGGATTTTTGCTATCTAATACAAGTTTTAATTTTTGTTTTTCACCAAACCCGCCTAACTTGAATGCAATCTTGTGTTTAAGATTTTTTAACTTTTTTGTAAAATTTTCATATTGACTAGTTACGTCACTTGCCATATAATCGTAAATGTAGTTACTAAAGCCTGCAGTCAAAATTTGTTCTCCATCTTTTTGTGTGTTGGTACACAATAAGTTAGATAATTTTATTCTTTGGCTAGTTTCTCCGTTGTATACAAGTTGCCCTGTTAAATTTCTGCTAATTCTTGATCTATCAAACCCAACACCTAATACTTGTGCCGGTCTATTAATCATAATTGCTTTTAATAATGCAAAAGGATATTCGCTACTACGTCTCCAAGCAGTTTCAGTAGGTGTATGATCACCAAATTTAAATGTTTGGCCATTTTGCACTGAAAAACTAAATTCATTTACATAACCACTGTTTAAAGGACTACGTACATTACCGTTTTGGTCTACAGGAATATGTTTTGTTAATCCAGGGCGAATAAATCTTTTATCAGTACGTATTAGGTTGCTAGATCTAATTATACCTTTTTCTAAATCATTCCACAGTACTAGATTATTTTGTGTATAAGGTGCAGGGCCGTATTTGCTTTCCCACCACGAAGGCTTTACACTTAATCCAAGCATTTCCCAAGGACGTAAGTTTGGCGAATCAGTATCATAAGCATTAATATAAATGCCTCTCCAAAATCCTGCTAACGGTAAATTATTTTTATTGCTTCCAAAACCGTAATTATATGTAAATGTTTGTGTTTCAGATACAAAACTATTATCAGTATAATCAGCATTACCTGCTTTTGTTAACCAGTTTACAAAATCACTAATAAGAATTTTATTTAAATCACCAACTTTTACTTTACTATTTCTGTATTCACCACTTACATAATCCCAAATATCAAATATACTCTTGTCATACGAAACTTTTATGTTATTGTAAAATCTTTTTTCTAATTCTAATAACAAATTATCTCTATAATCGTTATAACCAATTATTATACTTCCGTCGTGTCCTCTGATCGCTGTTTGCGCTTCTTGATATGTTGTGTCGGAAAATACTTCTGGCTTGTATGCAGGATACAATCCTAATTTTGTAGGTGTTTGAGGAATATAGCTACCATTAGTAGTTTCATATTCGTATATCTCAATCATATCGTTTAGCACTAAATTAAACTCTGTAGTGAATTGCACAAAGCCTTCACTAGTAAAAACATAATCTAAATTTACACAAACTTGCTCACCATTTACATAAACGTTTACAGCTTTTTCACTTAATGTATCTAGAGTAAACACATTTGATAATGCATAGAATTTAATATCAGGGTCTAAAACTTTGTGTTCTATTTTTTTATTTGCGCCAATACCTGTCATATCTGAATGATAAAAAGGCATACTTGATTTTTTATCTTTTACTAATGATAATAAAACTTGATCTACTTGTTCTTTTATTGATCCGTCTAAATTTAAATTTTCAGCTTCTTGTACAAACGCCCTTTTAAATTTACTATATTCATTTTTGGCAAAGTTTAGTGCAGCAACTAAATTATTTTCTTTGTTACTGATAGTAAATAATGGCAAATTAATCGGTCCACTATGTTGTACAAATTTTCTACCGTATTTTTTTACATTTCCTAGATCACGCAAATTGTTTGCGCCAGGTTGTGTTCCTACAAAGTTAGGTACTTCTTCTGCAACGCTATCCACGTGGTCGCTGACTTCACCTAAAGTAAATTGTGTAATGTCTTCGTTTAAAGGATTTCTTTCAAAATTATGAGCAGTTTCATAATATCCTTTACTTGTTTTATTTGCTGTTTTTGAATGAGCTTTAATTATTAAAATATCATCTACATTTAAGTCAGTAAAAAACTGTACATTTATTCTGTTATTTGCATCAGTGGCAAAATTAAAATCAACGCCTTGTTTTTTTACAATATTGTTTACATAGACTATTATTTTTAAATCAGCAACAAGAGCACTCTCTTTGAAAACATCAACAATAAAGTTATTTGTACGTTCTTGTCCAGTATATTTTCTTATAACGTATTGTTTACTTAATGAAGGAGCCTTTACCCAGCCATTAACATAATTAAAATCTACACCTCTATGTTCAAATTTCTTTAAAAATCCAGTTGAGGTAGCAACTTGAAATACTTGATTGTTTACTTCATATGTAAATGAATCTTTTAATAAACTAAAATCAAATAAAATATCACCAGTATTGGCTATATTTTTGTAAGACAAAGGAAATCCTAATTCTGGATCATTTACTCCTTCTCCAATAGCATAACTAAAAATTCTACAGCCTTTAAAATCACTTGAAGGATATGTTATTGTATCGGAAAAACTGTTACCATTGGTATCACATAAATCAAACAACGGTGCTTGATTAACACCTGTTTTTTCTTGTGCTACATTCCAAGTCGTACCGTTGTAGTAATACATCTTGCCAGCATTTCGGTTACCATCTTTAACAAGCACAGTGTCATTTGTATCAGGAAAAGTATCAGTTGTTTCAACTAAACTAATTTGTCTATTACCTTTAAAATCAAAAAACTTAACTTGTAAAATTTTTCCATAGACAAAAGAATCTGTATCATTAATAAACATTACTCTCATACCGTCAGATAATTCAATGCCGTCAACACTATAACCGGGTTGTCCTTCTATTTTTGACTTAACATCATCGGTATAATTGTCTATCAAATCAATATTATTTTTTGCTTTTGTACCAAAGTTAAATAGTTTTAATCCTTGATCAAATTCAATAATAGGACGTTTTGCTCTGCTATCTTCTGGAAGATCAAATGATTGTCCGTTTAATGCTGCACTCTGTGTAATAACATCTTTATGAAACCATCTATTGTATCTAGCCCACGGATTTCTGTCTGGACTTGCTTTGTTTACTACTATATAATCTTTTGTTCCAGCAAAACTTTTTGCATCACTAAAAGGAACTCTATCAAAGCCATTGTTATCAAACGGTACTTTGCTATCAGAAGTAAATATAGCAGGTACTTGTAAATCTTCAGCTGCAACAAGTTTTATTTCATCGCCAACACCTTCTACATACCACAGCCCTTCAGAATATTTTGCAGGTGTAACTTGACCAATAAAGTATACTTTCATTCCGTTACTTAATGCCCATCCGTCCGATGTGGTATAAGTTTGCTTGCCAATTATTTCATTGTCTATATCAATTATACTATTAGCATCTATATCTGATATAATTATTCTACTACTAATATTCAAATCGTATTGACTTACAAAATATAATGTATCAGGTGCATCATCAGGAATAGTAAATTCTAATATACCTTTTTCGATATAATCTTGTGCAACGAAATCATCTTGATTTAGTAGTACATCATCGGCGTCTGGTGACAGTGTTACACCTTGTGTGTAAGTTTGATTTAGTATAGAACTATCATCAAGTTTTTCGTTTGGATCTACTCCCCTATATAGAGCAATACTTAAAGGGTTACCCGGAGAATCTATTTCAAACCTATAAGTTTGTCCTCTATATAAATTTAAGTTTGGATTTTTTGTTAAACCATCTGGATGAAATAATAAACTAATATCATTATCTTGTTCTAATACCTCGACCCTATATGTGCTAACAACGTCTTTACTTTGACCTCTGACTGCTACTTCTTGCGGTCCATTAGGCAACCAATAGTATTCTCGGAAGTTAGCAAACTTATCCAGATTAATATTTGGATTCCACGCATAATACTCTTGTTCATTAAGATTACTATGATTTTCTGTGTTTGCATTGTAAGTCTTAAGCAATCCCATATAGTCATTATAATCACTATAATATTTTGTAGAACCTAAAAAATCTTCGTATATACTGACAGGCTCAAACTGATAATCGGTTCTTAATTTAGAAACATCTTCTAAATAATTATCTAAAATAGTTGCTGCTTTTGCTTCTCGTTTTCCAACAAACCCATTTATTTTTTCAATTACTCCAGGATTAGTCAACTGGTCTAATGTACTACTTAAAAACTTCTTATTTTGTGGAGTTCTAAAAAACCTAGGTAAATGTTCTACACTACTTCTTTTTTCATTTTTGCCTGCTGGTAACGGAAATTCGTTTTGATCATCATTATATGACATTAGTAGTTTACGCCTCCGGTAGAAGTTACATCAGAGCTTTGTACTCCAACATTCAATATGTCATCGCTGGTTACAACTAACCCCGATGCTTTAAGTCTTGATTGCGTAATCGCATCAATTATTTCTACATCATCCACTGATGCACTGCTTATTAGTATTTCGTCATTTTCGCTTTTAATTTCGTACAAGCTACCAAAACTTTGTGTTTCTTGTTTTGGTACTAAAACAACACTAACAATATCCGGTGCTGATTGATTTATAATATATGTTGCTAATTCGCTAAAATAAAATGTTTCGCCAAAGTCCCAGTTTTCTAATGCAAAGAAAGCATTAACCGAATCTATAACACGACTTTTTACATCATTATCATTTACTACTCGGTCACTATTTTTGACTACTTTAATTGTTGCTTGTAAATCCACGTCACTTTTACTGCCCAAAATAGGTTTATATTTTACAGGATGATAAATTACATCATCACTTATACTTTTAATTGCTTGTACACTAGAGTTATAGTCTAAATACAAATTATCACTGCTAGGCGGCAAGGGTTTAGTTTGTGTGTTGCCTTTTATATAATCTCTATATTCGTTATCATAACTTTTTGTAAGCAAATATACATCAATAATATTACTACTACTAGGATCTATTCTAGCTTGTTCATCAGCAGCGTGTGAATATTCAAATTTAATATCAGTCCTACCAAAATATGCAAGATAATCAGATGTAAACTCTAATGCGTTTGCAGTTTGATTGTATTTTAAAAATACGTCTCTATCAATTAAGTAAAATACGTCACCATTGTTATACTGACTTAATGCGCCAACTGCGCCCTGACTAGTTTTTGTATATATAGGCTCTTTATCTGCATCAATATAATTAAATGTTTCAGTTTTATTTACTGTTGTCTTTTTTTGGTAAATGTATTTTGTATTACTGTTAGTCTCGGGTGCAACAATATGTTCAAATAAATCTGGATCATCAACAACACCATCATTGTCAGTATCAAAAAAACTTATTTCTATCTTTTTGCTATTAATATACCCTGCATCATTTTTATACTCTTTAGTAATTTGCCAAGGCCAATCCACAGTAAACGGATTAAGTGCATCAGGTTTTGTATTGATACTCAAAACCTTTATAACATCCGAAACTATTGTGCCTGACTTACTGTCATATATTTTATTAGTGCTATCAAAAAAGAACCGTATTTGATCGTTGCTTTCAAATACATATCTGCGTCCTCTAGCAGTGACAGTATATTTTTGCCCATCTGTTTCAAATAATAATAGCCAACTGTTATCACTTTGTGTGTTTGTACTATCGCCAGTTTTTCCTAATCCAAATTCTGTACGTGTGTCAAGATTATTAGAAATAATTACACGCCACTGACTATTTTCAAAATCATATCTCAAACCAAATGTTTTAAAAGCAAAAGCTTGATCTATAATTTGTGTTTTAACTGCATCAGTTATACTTGTATCAAGCACTGGAATAATTTCAGCTAGGACTGCATTTTGCGGTATTTTATCATTTAAAACAATCGGGCCCAATCCTGTATCAGCATTTACTACTGTGCCATTATCTTCTACGCTAATAACCTTTACCCATTTATAAGTCGACGAGCCGGAAGTCGTTGCACTACCTAAAGCAAGATCTCCGGTTGATGAAAAATAATAATTATTAGGAGCATCAAATTTTATCAACGCACCCGGAGTGACATATCTCATAATACTTTTTGTAAAACTAGAAACAGCTATAGGAGTACTATTAATTGTATCTATAAAATATCCAGTCGATCTATTAGTATCAAAAGTGGTAAAATTCCAAGAAAAATTTAAATTCTTTACACTTGTATTTCTTGGAAAGTTTTTGTAATAAAAGTTTAATAATTTTGTATCTTTTATTGCTGGTATAATTATATTGTTTATTGATGATTCTATATCATTCCTAGTTACAAAATCAAAACTATATTTAGAATCTAAATTTTCAGTAAAAAGTATTCCGTCATCGCTGTAAAGCAAAGTATTGCTGTACTTGCCGCTTGCATCTCTTAAATCAAAATATCTACTGATTCCGCTACTAGTTCTGTTTACAGCTTTTGTTTTTATGATATTTTGATTTATACCTAGTGTTCCTATATTGTAATCTTCGCCTGTGATTAATCTATTTTGTGTGTAATAGGTACTAGGTGCATTTGTTTTAATTGAAGAATTACTTTCTGCAGCCGCACTGTTATCAATAACAGTTTTTAGCTCCATTGTTAACGAAAGAGTTTCTACTTTACCGGCTTTACTTGTATAAGGCACAGTAATTGTTATGCCAGTCATATCACTAGGTACAATCTTAAATTGTCTAGCATTACTTGTTCTGTAATAAACTTTAAATTTACCTTTAGGTAATGTACCAAACGTGCCATCACTAAAAATTAAACTAATTCTGTCTTGCACTCGGCTTAATACACCGTAAATATCTCGCACTTTTTTATTAATACTATTGTAGATAATATTGTTTCCTTCAATATTATCGACCTTGGTCCACAATTTATTTTCTAAATTATTACTATCTAATTGATACAACCAAACATCACTGTTGTTTATATTGTCTGTATCAATGTTAATTGTAGTATTTGGAGTAGGGTTGTCAACAGTCACAACATTATTTTCTAATCTACCTTGTCTAAAATGTAAAAAGAATCCGCTGTTGTTAGAACCTGCTCCTTGACCGTCATCTCTGTATAAAAATGCTAGTCTGTTACCTGCCAACGGTTCTTCTTCGTAAATTTTTTCTGCATCTATATCAGTGCTAACAATTTCAAATTGTGTTGTTATGCTATCTACATTTTTTGTAAAACTGTAAATAGGCAATCCACTATTGCTTATTGAATTTAATCTATATTGTTCTGTTAGAACACTATCGATAGTTTCTTTTTTAATACTTTTACCAAACTTATTATCAGCTGGCAATGCAGAATTCAATATTTTTACAAATTGTTCATACCAGTCTGCATTTGTACTATCATTCCATATTACTGTTTGTCCGCTTAGATTAGTGCCGTTGCTGTCAATAACATCTTCTGTAGTGCTTATACTGTCAAACTTTAATAATCCGTTAGCTGTTTGATTTCTTTTAACATTATAACTTACTAATCTTGCTAGACGTAGAACACTTTCTCTGCGTTCTGCTGTTTCTATGTAGTTCTCACGTGCATTTAAATCTGCACGGAATGCAATATTTTGTCCAAGGAAAGCAATTAGATCAATTAGTGCAAGGTATTCACTACTTTCAATATAGTCATTGAAATCCTCTGGGTAGTTTTGCCTAATATAGTTTATCATTGTACGGCGAAGATTATCAAAGTCGTAACTTTGAAAATCGGCATACTTAAAACTTTGATAAACTGTCTTCCAATCTTCTGCTAAAAGAAGTCTATTTTGACGTTCTGTACTTGACATTTGCCATTCCTTTACTTATATAATATTTAGCTGAAAAATAAAGTACGCACTTTAAATGAGACCTGCAGATTCATCAAAAGTTAAACGCAAACTTTCAGATATATTGTATGGCAAATATGTTAACGCACACTCAATTTGAATGCCACTTTCAAATGTTTGTATAGTTACATTATCAACACTTACTCTTGGATCGTAATTTATAATATCTGTAACATTTTTTATTATTGCTTCTTTTAAAGAATCAGTTAACGGTTCAAAAAGCACATCCCATATAATTGTTCCAAACTCTGGATTTTCAAGTTTTTCGCCTTGACGAATGTGAAAATGATTTATTATATCTTGTTTTATAAGTGCAAGATCGTATTTTACAAAATTATTTGTTTTGTTATTTACTGTGCTAATACCTCTATATTTTTTACTAGTCACAGGAACATTTGTAGATTCTGCACCTACTGTAATATTTTTATAAAGAGATTTTTCGTTTACTGACATATTGTATTTATTTCCACTTACCTTGGTAAAACGTAAGATTTACCATTTATAGATTTTACTCTTTCATTTCCGTATATAATTCCATTAAATAATCTTGCACCTTGTGGTATTATATCTTGTACTATGCCATTTGTGACATTTCTAATATCATTGTTTATATCCACTGGCAAGTTAGTTAATCCAAAGTTAATGCCATTATTTGTTGTTAAAACTTTATCAAGTTCTGCTGCGGCAAATTCAGCACTTGCAGCTAAACTTCCAAATACATTATTTCCTGTCTGCGGAAATATTTTTGAATCCATCTGTCGAGATGTTCCAGCTATTGCTCTAATATTATTTGCAGGATTAGTAGCAAAACTTATGCCTCCAGCGATAAGTCCAGCAGTAGTAGGATCAATACTAGGCAATCCAACTTTATCTAAAACACGAGCACCTACACTAGCAATAGATCCATCAACGATAGCTTTCAATTCAGGATTTAAACCTTTATAAGCTGTACTTAATGTATCACCTAAGCCTTTCACAGCCCCTGAAAAATCTTGTACAATTGGGCCCAATCCTGGTATACTGCCTATTGCGCCGCCAATATCTTCAAATAATGTTTTTCCTACATCAACAAGTCCATTTGCTAATCCTCCTAATGCATCGCCAACTACACTACCAATCGATCCTACAACATTTCCAAACACATTAGTTAAACTTGTTGTGCTTAAAAGATTGCCCATTACATTTGGCAATAAGTTTGCAATACCTTGCAAAGCACCGCCTATAATTGAACTTAATCCTCCAGGTAATCCTTGTAAAAAACTATCTACTGTTGGTTGAATTATTCCAGATAATATATCTTCTATGGATGTACGTTCAGTAAGAAAAAATTCCTCAGGAGCAGGTGTTGTTCCTGAATAAGTTTGAGGTGTTTCGTCATTGTTAGGAGCAACTGGAGATGCAGCAGCAGCAGTTGTGGCAGGCGGGGGTGTATTTCTTTGATCTCTACCTCGTGGATCGTTTGCATCTGGATCTACTTGCGAACGTGTTCTACCCATTGCAGCATCTGCTTGTTGTTGATTAGTACGAGAAGATATTCTATCTGCACTGCCTTTAGTGCCAACTGCTCCATTATTTACAGGCCAAGTATCTGCCATTTTATTCTTCCTCTTCCGGTACTAAATCATTCATAGGTGTTCTATCTGTTTGCACAGTTCTATTTTCATAATGTTTATCTTGGCTTTCTGTATCAACTGCTTCAGTTTTATCAGGTGCAGTTTCTAGTGGATTTAAATTTTCGTGTCCATTCCAAGGTTCGTGTTGTGGTATACGCTGAGGAAACTTAGCTTTTAAAGGCAATGTAGCATCTTCTGCTGCTTCAGCTGCCGGTCCGTTCATATCAATTCTGTCAGCAGTTTCTTTGTGGTGTGTTGATTTAATATGTGTTTCGCCTTCGGCTTGTATTCTAGTATTGCCGCCGCTTTTTTGATTTATTATTCCGCCTACTGTTGTTTTTAAATCTGTAGTTACAGTTGTTTCTAAATTATTTTTGCATTTTATTTTACCATCTACGCCTACTAATAATTCATAATTTTTTGCTACACTTTGATAAATGTTTTCATTTACAATCATATTGATATTTCTACCAGCTTCAAAATTTATATCTCTATCTGCTGTAAAATTCATATCATTTTCTGTGTGAAAACTAATACTGTCTTTTGCATACACATCTAGCTTACCATTTGCACTCATTTCAATCCAACAAGTTCCTTCACTATTGTTAATGTAAATCAAGTCTTCACTTGTATGCATTAATACTTGTGCGCCGGTTCGTGTACGTAATCTAATTAATTCATTGTGCGGTATTGTTACATCACCGCCACCTTCGCTTGCTTCTTTGTTTAGATATTTTAAAGGTGTATCTTTTGATGATCCGTCTCTAATAAGTTTGTCATCACCGTCATCTATAACAATACTACTACTTCCAAGCCTACTAACTGGAATATTTGCTTTTGATTCTTTTAAGCCTACTGGTGCTGTTGGTTTTCCACCCCTTTTGTCTAAAGGTCCTGGACTACTAAAGCCAACTACTGCACTAGGTGTTTCTCTTTGAGCACTAGTAGAAGTAAGACCTCTAATTTCATCTTCAACTAATCCTTGTTCAATAAGTTTATCAACAAATTCATCATTTACTGGTCTTTTGTATTTTATTACATTATTAGTATTAGGTTTTGTGATTGCTTTATTATATTCGCCTGCAGGTAAACGTTTTCCTTTTAGTTCACTTGGCACTTCGCCTGTGAGCTGTTCTGTAGCAGGCTGTCCTCCGGGTAACATAAAAGTCATTCCCTTTTCTGGAATACAAGCAAACCAATAGCCAAAGTCTCTACTGCCTTCAACAAATGTTACTAAAACTAAACTGCCAGGATCTGGCGGCACTGCCCAAAATCCATAACTTTTTTGTGTACTTGCATAATCTTCGTTTTTGCGAGGACCATTTTGTGTATTAGTTGTTCCATAGAAAGGACTTGCATAGTAAACTTCTACTGTTTGTCCTAATGTTTCTCCAATATTTCCAGCTTCTGAAGTTTTTAATAATTCAACTCTTAGCCCACCTAGATATAAACTATCTAAATGTTCAATTACTCTTGCAATATACGGGCCGGGATTTCGTGTTGAACTTCCGTCGTCACTAATACGTGTTACTTCGTTTTGATTTGGATTATTGTTCATTTATTTAGATCCATATGCAGTATAACTTGTTTGATTAGGTGTAGCATTTGTTACTTTAGTCTTTTGATCACTTGTGCCAGCTTGTTTAGAGTCTTCTGGCTGATTAGGTCTTCTAAGTAACTTTAAACGTTGTGTAAATTGTCCTTTATCAAAAGTACTTTGTAAAGTTGTTACTCTATACAAGCCGCTAAAGCTATCAACTGGAATAGTTTCTTCTGGAAATATCATACTACCGTTTTCATTATAATCAATCGGTGTTCTAAAGTTTACAATTACATCAACTTCACTTCTTTGATATTCCATTGATTCGTTTTCGTTTTCATTAAAATTTATAGTTGTAGATGTAAAATTGCCCATTCCGCTATCAAACAAATAATACGGATCGCCTACAATTTCTAAGTCTAACATCACTAAATCAGTAAAACTATTAATAATATTATCATTAAACATTTTTGCTATCCGTATTTTACTATTATCTATGCCTGCGCCGCCACCGCCTTGTAAACTACTTCTGTTTGTTGCAATTTGTTGTGCAAATCCTGTTCCACTTAGACTATTTGTAGCTTGATTTATGATAAAGGCATCGGTCTTTTGTCCAGTAATATTTTGTTGTAAGCCGCCACCTTTTCTATCTAGGTTATTTTGTCCTAAATCTGACATTATGCTCTTAAAAAATGCTGCATTTATTTGTATATCAAATCCAAGCACATCAACATTTTGTCCTGTGTAGATATAATTGTATTCTCTTTTTGCAAGTGATTTAAGTTGTTCATAATTTAATCCAGGATCAGATGGTTTTTGCAATGCACTACTATGAACTTTATACGGAACTACTCTATAATGATAAGTTTTTGCTGTTGTTCCGTCCTGTTGTTCTCTAGTAGCACCGTCTTTCACAAAAGTTTGAGCATCTATTCTAAACCAATCAATCATACCGTTTTCGTCTGCAGGTTTATCTTTAAGTTCTGTGGCCCAACTAGAAGTAGTAACAACTTCTTCAATAATTCTTGTTAATTTTGTATCGCTATCAAAAGTAAAACTTCTTTGAACTGGATCTATAACATTTTTACCTCTAGTATAAACTTTGTTTTTCTTATCATATTGTTGTCCGCTTTTTCCCATAGGTACTTTGCCGCCATCATTATAACTTTTTGCAATATCTGCATTACCAATTAAGTTTATACTACCCGCATCTTGCGCAATTCGAGTTAATCCTTCGCCTATACTACTTTTACTAAAAATTAATCCTGTAACACTACTTAAAAAAGCATCAAAATCTTGCGGTGCTTGTGCTCCAAGGAAACCAGTAACACTTTGAAATACACTATTGATATCTCCTGACCTAAATGCATTTAAAACTCCGTTAAGAGCACCAAAATTTGCTCCGCCGAACGCTCCTCCTAGTGCTCCAACTATACCACCGCCAAGTGCAGCCCTGCCAAGATTTTTTTCTCCGGCAATTGCACCTGCTACTACACCGCCTATAACACCTTTTGCTAAATTTCCAAACAGCGGATTGCGTGATTTTTTAGGAGTAATAGTTGCTCCTCTATCAACTGTATTAGTTTTTTGTGAATTACTTATACTCGATGCAATATCACTTGGAAATGATATTACAATTTCGTCAGCAACGGGAAAATTTCCTTCTGCTCGCAGTTCTTCGTATCTTCCATTTATTACAGTTGTTAAACTTTCAGGTCCTGTTTGTAATATTTCTACAACATTTTTTCCTGTAACAGTAATATCGCTATATGTTCTGTCTATCTGATCTATTAATGCTTGTTCGTTCCACGGAATAGCTGTAACAGAATAAGTTGTGCCTTGGGCAGCTATATTAAATTCAACATTTGCTAATTTTAATGGTATTTTCCTTTGTAAATTTTTTGTATCAACTGTAACGGGATTACCGTCGTCATCAAATCCTACAAATTCTATAGTTAACAAAAAAGGCGCTTGAATATAGTTTGTATATCCAGCTTGTAGTGCTCCAATTTGCAAAGTTTGTAAAAATAATCCCATACTATATGGTTCAATTACTTGAAACTCAATATTTGTTGCATTTGTAAGCCTAGTTTTTGTATTTGGTACAACAATTGCTTCAATGTTGACATCTTCGATAAAATATTCTAATTTGCCGCCAATTTGCTCTTCAAAAACTGTTGAAACAAAAGATTCGCTTTTACCACCACTACGTAAAATCTCTAACTGCGGCGTGCCATTGATATATGTCTCGTCAGGATAATTTATTTCTTCTTTTGTTAATACAGCCAAAGTGAAAATACAATTATAACTAGAATAAACGTGTAACGGATTAATTTCTTTTGCCATTTACAATCCTAATTCATCTTTGAGATTACTTTGTTTTGGTAAAAATATCTTAAGTCCTGATTTTATATCAAATACTGGATCTTTTACTATGTCCATATTGCGCTGCGCAAATACCCACCATAGTTTTGGTGTTCCGTACAAGTCATATGCTAGTAAATCGGGTCTATGATTGTATTGAGGCTCAACTTCGTATAAAATATCATCATCTTCAGCAGGAATAGGAACTATTTCTAATATTCCTAATTCGCCCGATTCGGTTACAGTAGTTTTATTCCAAGGACTTGTTTTTGCATAAGTTGCTACCATTATAAAAACCCTTCACTATTCAAATCACCATTTACAAATCTATCTAAACTGAAATTTGCTGCTTTTGCTCTACTGTATGTTGGCTGTAATGTTAAACTTATTGTTGATAATGTTGGCACCCAAGAGTATTCTTCAACACCAGCGGGTTGATTAGTTCCCCTAAAATTAGTTCTTACAGGGACTCTAATATAATCTACACCATTTTCCAAACTATAATTAAAGTTTTGCACAACACAAGGCACATTATTTAAAACATATTGTCCGTATCCATTAACTTTAACAAGTGGCGGCGGAGATCCTTTATTACTAGTATCACCAAATGCCATTTTTGTAATACTTTTAAAAAAATGAACTGCTGCTATCCAATATCTTCCATCTTCTTCTGTTTGTACAGGAAATTCGCCTGCAATTACAAAAGGTTCAACACTGCTATTCTCATATATTGGAAAGGGATAATTACTATGT